GGCTCGCATAATAGAATATTTATACAGTTTCTGGAAACAAAATTTCTTCAACAAATTTATTGATAGTGATTTCCGGAACACCTAAAGCAACCATACTTTTAACTACCTGTGGGTTTTGTTTTTGATAATAGCAGTATCGATTTTGCGCCATATGGTAGTCACCTCCGCTAATCTGCGTTAGTCCTACATTCTCTAGATAATAATCTAAGGAAGTTAGAGCTGTGCTACATAAAAGATCAATCTCATTTTCTTCCTGTAAATTACCTGCTGCTATCATACTAGGGCTAAAAATTTGTTTAGCCCAAACAGGAAGTTCTCTAGGTTTGCTCCACAGTAAATGTTTAGTATTATCAGCGAACCATTGCATCATGAAATGATTGCTGTCTCCTGCTGCACTGAAATCGTGAAATGCGCCAGTTATCTTATTTTTTCCGCATATAGCATCAAAACCCCATATTGGACTAGGATCATTAAAATGAGGGAACACAGTAGAATGTAAAATATAAATCCCTTTTGTGTCTCTCTTATCTACAATTTCTATATGTGCCCTACGATATCTAATACTAGACCAAAGAGTATTTTCCCAGTCATATTTTTCATTGAGTTTACCCTCTATAGGTTCTCCTGTGGCGTTAAAACGTTGTTCTAAATATCGTGCTAGTTCTTCAATTTTGTTCCAAATGTGTGTCATAATCCCTCATCATTATAATAGCCCATTCGAAAGCCTTAATCGCTTCATCTCCTATATCATCAGTTAACCTTTGTCTAAGAGTCTGCATTAGTTGAGGCAAATTCTCAAATTCAAGATTTAAATGACTACCAGGAACAATCTTCTTAATCATTTGACCGCCAAACATATCTCCCATATGCCATGTGTAAAGATGCGCTAGAATTTTTTTAGGATCTTCTGCTATGCTGTTTAGATAGTCCACATAGGCAATAACAGGTTTACGATAGGAGTGTATCAATCTACTCTTATTCATCAGCGCATAATCTTGACTAAGGAAATAACTTCGCTTGATGCTGTTTAAATTATCTAACAAACCTAATTTTTCAGCATGATATTCTATAACATTATAGAAAAGCGACTTTTGTTTAGTCCAATCAATCCAAAGGTCGTGTGGTAAATTTCTAGCAAATACTGCCTTCATAAACGGTGTTGATTCAGCTTCGGCATGCTTTTCTTTAGTAATTTCTTTAAGACTCATGTTACTCCGGTTCTAATTTAATATCTAATGGAAAATTATTTGTTCGAGCCAATCCAATAGACTCGGCCATTTTTTGTTCAGCTATTTCAAAATAATATATACCAGCAACACCGCTACCTTCGTTGTGGATTTTCATAGTGATTTCTCTAGCAACACTTTCAGGGTGTTTATAGATCTTCATAAGCAGCACTATTACAAATTCAACTGGAGTGAAGTCGTCATTTAGAAAAATGACCTTGTATTTTTTTGGAGATTTATTTCTTTCAAAAACTTTAGGCGTTTTTTCTAAAACGTGTTCTGTGCTCATAATTATATTTAGTGTTAATGAAAGGGGCCCTTGGGCCCCTTGATATTAGTCTTCTTTAATTTGAAGCACTCGCGGTTTAAGTGATTCTGGAACCACTCTCTCCAGCTTAATGGTTAACACACCATTTTTAATCTTAGCTTCACCTACTTCAATAAATTCAGCAAGAGGCCAAGTTCTTGTAAAGTCTCGAGAAGCTAAACCATGATGAAGGTATGTTCTTTCATCAGGATTGTTCTTGCTGCGTTCTCCTTTTACAATGAGCATGTCTTGATTAACTTCGACTGTAATATCTGACTTTTCAAAGCCAGTTACAGCCACTTCAAGATCGTAATGGTTCTCACCAGTTTTAATAATATTATACGGAGGATAATTATTATTAATTTGATTAGAGAATCTACGCTCAAAATCAGTGAACAAATGATCAAAACCTAAAAGAGCTCTATTAAGAGCATTTGTATCAAATCTAACTAATTGTGTCATTTTTTAAATCTCCTTATAAAGTAAGATACATGGGCACTATGCCCTATTATTGATCCTCACCTGAGTGATCAATAATTTCATCATCGGCAGAATTTTCTTCTGCCGATTGATCCTTTTTACCAAATACAGCTTCCCAGTTAGTGTCGAAGGTTTTTTGATCGACACTATAAGGGCGCGGTCTTGAACCTTTTCCAGCTTCAGCCATATCAGTCTTTCTTTTCAGTAAATTCCGCATCTACTACATTATCATCCTTAGTTGATTGTGTAGTTTGAGCTTCTTTATCTTTTTCTTGTTTAACAGTAATCAAAGGCATAGATGCTGTAAACAATTCTCCTGCGAGTTTATTAATTTTTTCAACATCATCGCCACTCATAGCTGTTTCAAGTTCTTTGATTGCCTCTTCAATTTTTGACTTTTCTTCATCCTTAATTTTAGATTCAAAATCTTTCAAATCCTTTCTTACAGCATGAACTTGACTTTCTGCTTGATTCCTTGCCATGATTAGATCACGTTGCTTTTTATCGGATTCGGCATTGTCTTCTGCTTCTTTGACCATACGCTCAATTTCAGCTTCAGATAGACCGCTACTGCTCTTAATTGTAATATTATTCTGCTTACCTGTCTTCTTGTCTTTTGCCGTTACATTAAGGATACCGTTAGCATCTACGTCAAAAGTAACTTCAATTTGCGGCATACCCCTCGGCGCAGGTTCAATATCAGTTAAATTAAATTCTCCTAACATTTTGTTATATACCACAAGTTCTCGCTCTCCTTGAAATACCTTGATAGTTACGGCTGGTTGATTATCTTGGGCGGTGCTAAACGTTTCACTGGTCTTAGTAGGGATTGTAGTATTCTTTTTAATTAACTTTGCCATTACTCCGCCTTGAGTTTCAATACCTAAACTCAAAGGAGTAACATCTAAAAGAAGAACATCCTTACGTTCGCCTGCTAAAACACTTCCTTGAATAGCAGCACCAGCTGCAACTGCTTCGTCTGGATTTACATCTTTACGAGGTGCTTTACCAAATAATTGTTCAACTGCTGACTGCACCTTAGGCATGCGAGTCATGCCGCCAACAAGAATAACCTCATCGATATCAGCAGCAGTTACACCAGCATCTTTCATTGCGGTCTTGCAAGGCTCTATACTGCGTTGAATAAGATCATCAACTAGAGATTCAAGTTTTGATCTTGAAATACTGATATTCATGTGTTTAGGTCCGCTGGAGTCTGCTGTAATATATGGCAAGTTCACTGCGGTCTGTTGACTACTAGACAATTCAATCTTAGCCTTTTCAGCTGCTTCCTTCAAACGTTGGAGTGCCAAAACATCCTTAGTTAGGTCAACTCCTTGCTCCTTTTTGAATTCGTTGACCAAATGATCCATGATTCTTTGGTCAAAGTCTTCACCGCCTAAGAAAGTATCACCGTTAGTGCTCAGAACTTCAATTTGTTTATCGCCGTCTACATTAGCGATTTCAATAATTGAAATATCAAATGTTCCGCCACCTAGATCATAGACTGCAACTTTTCTATCTTTCTTGTCTTGCTTGTCAACACCATAGGCAAGAGCGGCTGCTGTAGGTTCATTAATAATACGTAGCACTTCAAGACCGGCAATGCGACCAGCGTCCTTAGTTGCCTGTCGCTGACTATCATTAAAGTAAGCAGGAACAGTAATTACCGCCTTGGTAACCTCTGACCCTAGATAATCTTCTGCAGTCTTCTTCATCTTACGAAGGACTTCTGCAGAAATCTGGGGAGGGGCTAATTTTTGTCCGTTAGCTTCAATCCAAGCATCTCCATTAGATGCTTCAACGATTGAATAGGGCATTAGGTTAATATCTTTTTGAACTGCGTCTTCTTTAAATTTACGTCCAATTAGACGTTTAGCAGCGTAGATAGTGTTTTTGGGATTTGTAACTGCTTGGCGTTTTGCAGGAGCTCCTACAAGGATTTCCTCACCGTATGCAATAATACTGGGTGTTGTTCTTGCACCCTCTGAGTTTTCAATTACTTTTGGGGTTCCATTTTCAACTACTGCAACACAGCTATTGGTGGTGCCGAGGTCGATACCGATGACTTTACTCATAATCTTTTTCTCCTTTATTAAGTGAGTATTTTTGAGCTTTTGCTCTTTTATGATATCCAATAAGGTATATCACAAACTTATTTATACAAATTCTATTGAGCTTTAATTATTCTACGATATGATCTGCTACTGGGCCTCTTTTATCACGGTAGTGACTATTGTATTCAGCCTTTGATTTTTCATTATCATATTCATTAGTAAATGATTCTCTAATAACTTCGTATACTGGATGTGATATTTTTGATAATAAACGTCTGGTCATTTCTTCCATGACCCCATTGATATCTTGCCCTTGTGCGATTTTTTTATGAGCTACAGCAAGTTCATGCTTTCTAGCTCGTTCGCACCAATCTTCATATGTTTCTTCATTTCTAGGTCTCATTTGTATCTCAATGCAAAATAAGTTGCCAGTTTTTCATTGTAGAACATAAAGTTAGTGTATCTACGTTCTTGCCCTTCTAATGATATTTTACCTTGAAAGTGGGCAAAATCAAAGTCAACAGCCTGCTTATAACCTTTAGATCGTAATTCTCTAACGATTTCTAAAGCTTCATCTGGTTTTATATCAAATAGGCGTATTGCAATCATACTTCTAAAATTAGATTAGGATCCCATCCACTGTCAGGCTCATATCCTTCGTAACCTCTAGGATTACATACTATTCTAGTAGAACCTATCCTGTAATCAAAACAATCATGAGTATGCCCGTGTGTCCAAAGTTTGATCGACGGGTGATCTAGAATAAATTCTGAAAGATCACTAGTGTAGGCGCCATTCAAAGTAGTGTCGCTTTTATATTTTGGCTTTACACTTAATGTGCTAGGTGCATGATGTCCTACTACTACATACTTCTTGGTCGTATCTGATTCTACAACTGATCTAATATAGTTAAGACTTTTCCTGTGCCTTTCCATTGTATGCGCAGGACGTAGTTTAGTATAACCTTTTTGACTGTTTCTAACAACTTTATAGTCATTCATAACCTCTCCAGCAGTATGAAGCGTAAGAGGATTACCTTTGTTCATATCTGTCCAAAGGGTAGAACCAATAAACGTAACGTCGTTGATGGTTTTAGTTTCCATTTCTAAGAAATAGACATTAGGAAATTTATTGCATTCTTCTTTGAGATAATCTATAGCGTCAGGATACTTTCCATGATAGAACTCATGGTTGCCAGCGATATAGATTACATGGGGAAACTGGAAACTGCAACGCTTCAAGAAGTCACGAAACCGCTGAGCACTTTCTTGCCTACGTCCCAGACCTTGACTATGAGCAATCATTGATCGTTCTATGGCATTAGCAGGTTCTGGATGGTCGTGCATATCTTGCGCCACCATAATGTCGCCACCTAGAATTAGAACATCAGCTGAATTTTGATTTTGAATATTAACATCTGAAAATTCTAAATGTAGATCGCTGACTAACTGTATTCTCATTTCATTTCCATTTCAAAATAAACCATTGAAATTCTTTATCTGAAGCTAGATATATTTTTGTATTATAATTGTCTTTTACCCATGCCCATGCAGGATTTGGCGTTTCCAAAGAACAACGGCTATCCAATTCTGAACTGGGTCCCCATTGTTCCCAGCACCAATTTCTTACATCACAGAATTTTTGAGTTTCCTTAGTTGCAAAAAATCTCACATAATATTTAAAATCACCATAGCCATTATGCCGTCTGTCTAATTTACCTGTTTTCATCTAAAAGCCTAAAGATATTTTGCACTCCTACAGATTGTCTAATTGCATCTTGTAGAGCATCGTGCTTGTTGCCTGTAGGCATTTTAGGATCATAACCAAGATCAAATAGAGTCCTAGTGTCCCTAAGTTGCCAATAATTCCAGGGCAATGCCTTATTTAATTGTCGATATATATCTTCAATTATTACAAGATCAAAAGTAGCACCATGGCTCCAAAATGCATCACAACCCCAAGCAAACTTATGAAAGCGATCAATAGCTTCAGCAAGAGGAATTCTATCCAATTCACTGAAAGCCTCTTCCATAACTTTTGGATCTTGTTTACTCCACCAATCTAAGGTGTTAGGATCAATTTCTCTTCCTAGCGCATCTTGATCATCTAGATTAATTTTAAAGTAGATTGAATCGCTATAGCCAGATCCCATTGGATCAAAATGCACAGCACCTAGACTTAAAACAACGGCCTTTGGAGAAACTGCCATTGTTTCCATATCAACCATTAGATGTTTAGCCATTAGTTTAATTTTCGATTACGATCTTCGTTATTGCCTTGTTCTAGCTTTTCAAACATTTCTTGTAGCATGTTAGCCAGTTCTGGATCTTCTTGTTTCATTTTGTCCAGATCAACAGGTTCACTAATTTTTTCAAGATCACCAGATTCAACACTACGCTCAAATTCTTTAATGAGCGCATCCAGTTCTTCTTGTGTGCCTTCAAAATTATCAAAGGCACCTGGCATATAGGTAATTTTAAGTTTCTTTTTCATGCTAGTATAATAGCATGAAAATAGGCTGCTGTCAATACATTTTCTTAGGCAGCTCTTGGCTTTTTAGTTTTTTAAGCCATCGTGCTCTAGCAGCACCTTTTTTGCGTTTTCTTTCCGTCGTTGGTTTTTCAAAGAACATTCGATTTCTTAGATCTTCCAAAATACCAGAGTCGTCGACCTTTTGTTTGAATTTTTTCAAAGCGGTATTAATTGGCATTTCACCGCATATCACTTTGTTACCGTTTAGAATTTTTGTTTTACTCATAACCAAAAAAATTATTTATCAAGAAATTTTGCTAATAGAACTTCGTCCAAAAAATATCTTACATCAGGAACTTGATTAGTATTAATAAACTTTACTGCTTCAACATTTTCTTCTTTACGACTTTGAAAGAAAACTTTTGGATTAGACAATAGATAACCTGCTAATAAAACAATATCAGGTGAAAGATTATCTAAATCAACAAACACTAAATCTGCTTTATTAAATGCAGACAACATCCATTTAGCATCTTTGTTTTGACTATAGAAGTAAAGATTAAGATCTTTTTCTTGATCGCTTTTACTTAACCAATTTGTTACAGTTATTTGATCGGCATCTGTAATATCTAGTAGTAAAAGGCTAAATGAAGAATTTTCAAAGAAGTCAGGAGGCGTTATTAGAGTTATTTTATTTTTCATGTAGTTTGTTTTTAACCTGCGTATACAATGCGGTAGGAATTTGATTGATAGTCAATTGATTACTTTTAATCATCTTAGCATAGTAGTCAATCAACACACTTCCCCCTTTATGTTCTTTTGGACTTATTTTTATGTGAGGATCATTGTTTGACCAAGGGTCAACAGCCTCAGCATTACTTACCACAGGTTCTTCAGGTTGCTCCTGAATTTTGGTTTCAACTACATGTTCTTCTGTTTTTTTAGGTTCTTCAATAATAGGTTGTAGTTCACTATACAGTGGTGATTGTTTTCTTAAATTTTGAAAACTTATTTGACTTGCTAACAATAAAATAATAGCAAGAGGGTCAAACACTATTATCAATAAAATTATAACCCATGTAACAGATTTTTCTAAAACTGTTTGATCAGTTTCACCATAGACAAAGGCCGCAATATATTTTAATGGCCCTACTTCTGCCTCAACCTCTTTAACTTTTTCTCGTAAAGGTAAGGCTTGGTTACTAAGTTCACTAAGTCGTGCCTGTTCGGCTTCAATTTCCTTGGAAATACGAGCGCGATCCCTTTGCTGACTCTTACGTAGAGCAATGGATTTATCAGCACCTTTTTCGTCCTGCGATCGTGCCATAACTTGGTCCACTGCCTCGTCCATTTGTTTAAGTTCTTTGCGTTTCTCTTGAATATTTTCCTTGGCAGTTTTAATTTGTTCTTCATAAATTGCTAACTTAGATAATACATCTCCACTGACTAAACTTTGATCGCTATGGGCTTTACTGAGGAATCCAAAAATGCCCATGCTAGTTATTGCCATCAAAAGCACGATAGCACAAATAAGATAAATTCTTATTGTATTAGGTGCTATGTGCCAATTCTGTTTGAGCCAAACAGTGGCAACTAATTTGCCTAGTTCTAACGTAACACCCATAATTATAATGGGTATAGCCGCGGCAGCAAAAATCGCTGTTAATCCAACAACACTATAGTAGACAGCCACGCCTGAAATAGCAAGGCCAGTAATTAAAGCCAAATAGGCTAGCAATACCTCAGAATTTTTGGTCATGAGATATTTATTAGCCTATTTTGGCCAAATTATCTACGCATACTGCTAATTTCTTTGGCCTGAGTATCTGAAAAAATTGGAACAGCATTACTCTTATGCATGGTTCCAATACCAATAATTTTGTCACCGGTATAGACTTTCTGTGGATTTTTAAGTGCAGGGGCAGAATCCACACCGCCGTTTAGACTAGGAATTTTTGGCGTGTCTCGAACAAAGGGTCTATTAATAGGCTTAAAAACTTCTGCCGTAAGAGCACGTCTACGTTTACGCTCTTCTTTCTCAAGTTCGTGCTTTTTCAAAATAGCCTTCCACTCTTGATCAAGTTGTTCGGCTTGACGTTTGTGTTCAGCAGAACGCCATTTCTGCTTGCCCTTGCGTTTACCTGTGGTAGTAAGCCAAGGGCCTTCTAGATGCATAGTCATGTTATTCGGAAACCCTAGTATAGTTAAGAACATTACCTACACCATATTGAGCTTCAGCAAGCATTTTAGCTTCGTAGTCATTATTGGCATAAACAAAAGTATTGGCAGTCTGCAGAGCATTAATCCTAATCCAAATTGCATACTTATACATTTTGATCTCCAAAAAAGTTTCTTAGTATCATTATTATATGATAAAATAACCCTATTGTCAATCAGGATTTTATGTGTTGCTTAAATCAAACAGTCCTTGGACTCCGGGCCCTTTGCAGTTTTTATCATTCATAAACGTATATACTAGTTTTCGGTTGCTGGCGCCTGCAAAACTAATATGATGCCATGGTTTACCGGTTCCCGTAGTTTTGTATTCCAAAATGAACTGATCATAATCCAAATTATCTGCTATCCATTTTGCCCGAGTAAAATAGTCAGCTTTAGATGCTGAACTATATTGAATATCAGCAGCTAGCCCAAACGGATGTTGGCTAGTAGTAGCCCCTACTCCTTTTTTACGGAAAGAGCAGGTAATAAATGCATCGGGAAATTTATTCTTAATGGGATCTAAACAGTTTGTAACTAATAGGCTCAAATTTTTTACAACTGCATCTACAGTAGTTCCATTTGGTTCTGCCAATGTTGCCACATCATATGGAAAAATAACTCCAGGTTGCTTTGTTACAGTCTTAACATACCATTTAATTTTGGTGTTTGGACTATCATATAAAAGAGTGTCGTCTACAACAGAGGCAGCAACGGTAGTAGTTGTAGCTAGACCTACAGCAGTTGAAGTAGATGCTCCGGCAAAACTGCTAAGGGCATTTGCTCCTGCTTGTTTACCTTTATCTAGTTCGTATTGAGTAATTACTCCTGCCTTAACAAGTTCTCTTTGTTTAGCTTCAACAATGGCCTCATCTTCTTCACCGTCAATTTCAAATACAGATTGTTCTCTAGCGAAAGTAGGACTGGCTATTAATGCTAAAACAAATGATTCAGCATTATTTGGTGCATTATACAATGCAACTTGTGTTCCGTTTATAAAAACATTACCGCTGTTATAAACATCTATAACACCCGGCCAGTTAAAATCCTTTTGTGGAGTCCCACTTTTTATGTAAGGCATATCATCTCCTATAGAACAATACCTGTTGTTCCTTCTAAATACTGTTTAGCAGCTGCCTTTTTACAAGGTGATATTACGAAAATATGATTTTTCTTGATAGTAAATTCTTCTTTTTCACTTAAAAAAATCCATGGAATCATTCCCAACCCGCCTCCGCCTCCTAGCGTGATTGCAAGAGGTTTACTTACAGTAACCTCATCACTATTTTCGTTTTCAAATCGTGCAATGATTTCATCACCATTGATTAACTTTAAGTTAACGATGTCACCTGCACTAAAACCTTTATTAATTAACATAATTTCCTTCTTGGTCTATTTCTATCCAACTATAGTCACCTAACCATTTTACTCTTGTAATATATTCATAATTAGAGGGAGGACCGGTGCACCAATCCTCTGGCCCTAACATACAAAGACGTGTGCAATTATCTTTAGAGTCGAAAACTAACCAGTATGTTTTGCCATGGAATATTTGGAACTGATATTTAGCAGCATGAACAGCGTCAGTTATTTCTAACCTTCTCTTAATGCTAGCTGCCTGCTTTTGCAAAACTTTTACCATTTCCATTATTCTATCATATTCTTGTTGCGCATGTAGACGAGCAACATTAATCATGATATCCTTTTGTTTAGTAACTGGCACTAGATCAAAAGCAGGTGCTCCAACTTCTGTAGGATAAGGGCTGACATTTTTGTTAAAGAAAGAAATAAGATCACCGCCAATATTAGCGTCAAAACTTGTTCTTCCCTTAGCAGAATTAGTCGTCATTACCAATTAGTCTTTCTAGAGTTTTATAGTGTTCGTATGCCTTTTTCAATGCTGCATATTTTTCTAGTTTTTCAGGAGTAGGTTCCTGTAAAATTGCTAATCTATCTTCTATCTTTTTCATTAAATGAAGTATTGAATGACCTTGAATTTTAACATCGCCGTCAAATTCTGCATCACCTTTTACACTTAGTCCAGAGCTTTGACCAGTTGTTGTTATCTGAGGGAACGAAAAATTACCGCTATTATACTGATAAGAGTAAAAGGTATTGCTGTGGTTGCCTGTTAGGCTAGACGTGTCTATAGTAATAGTATCTAAGTTATTTAGATCTATGGTAGAAATGTCGGTAGTTTCTAGCGACGAAATCTGTGATGCCATATGATCGTCACTGGCTGTGATTGTTAGTTCTTTATCCATTTACAGCCTCTGCTAGATAACTTTTTAGTTCAGTAAATCCACCAATTAGTTTACCATCCAAAATAATTTGAGGAACTGTTCTAGCTGTAGGAATTTCATCTAATAGTTCTTCTTTGGTCCAACCATCACCAATTTTTCTTTCTTCAAATGTAATACCTTTTTGTTTTAACAACATTTTGGCTTGATCGCAAAAGGGGCAGTGATATTTTGACCAGATAATTGCCTGCATGATTATTCTCCTTATAGTGTGGGCAAATCATCATATTCTATGACATCGCTCATAACTCCAATGACATAGTTTGTTGATTCGTTTTCTTGAAGTGCTGTCTGTTTTTTATTGATATTAACATGCTTATTAAACCAAGGAATGGGACTAGTTTTTGGATGTTCTTCCATATACTTAATTCCTATTTCTTTTAGTTTAATAAAAGCCGTGTAGTCAACAAAGTCTTTTAGAATTTGAGGATTCAGTCCAATAACAACACCTTTGCTGAAAAGATAATCAGCCCAAGATTTTTCCTCTTGAATTACTTCCATATACATGTTATATACTTCAGCACGACATTCGTCAACGATATCGGCAAATCTTTGATCATCTTTTACTACTTGATTGATCAAATAGGCTGTCCACTCTGTGTGCAGTAATTCGTCCTGTAAGATAAGGCTAATAATATTACCATTACCAATAAAGATACGATTTTCAACCATGGCTAAACTTGTAGCAAAACTTACCATAAATCTTAGGGCTTCTAAAGCATAACTGGCATTTAGTGCTAACCAGATTGCTTTAATGTGTTCCTTTTCATCGACTAATTCTGGATTTACTTCTTTCAAGCTATTGAGTTTATGTAAACGGTCGTAATATTCACCTACACTTGCAGCCATTTCCACAATTTCTGTTGTGTCGTGTATTTTGTTAAATTCTTCTTTGGGAACACCGTAAATATTTCTAATAATATGACTGTAGCTCTTGCTATGAATATTGGTTTCGAAAAAGCTCCAATTGCTAACTAAAGCCTCAACTTCTGGAATAGAAATCACTGGACCAAAGACCTGTGATGGGGCACGACCTTGAATACTGTCTAATGCTGTTTGTCGTAGTAGGTTACTGGTGAAAATATGTTTGACAGCATCGCTAGATTCCTTGAAATCAATCTTATCTTTGGTCAAACTAATTTCTTCGGGCACCCAGAAGAAACCCCTTGCTAGTTCCTCAAACTTTTGTATTTTAGGATACTTAACTTCTTCAAATCTCTGCACTGTGACTGGACCTTCAGGATCCAAAAACATTTTTCTTTTAAGGTAGTTGGTCTGTTTTTTTATGTTATATTGTTCAATACTCATTGTCTGTTCCTTGAAAATCTGAACCGTCTGATTCAATTACTAATCCGCCCTCATCATCAACATATACCTTAGATACACCAGGGTCCATTAAAACTACCAGAAGCAAATCCTCTGCTTCTGGTTCTATTTCAACATCTCGGCTACAACCATAATAATCTAACCATTTATTAATTTGTTCACGTTTGCTTGAACCTGTCATAATACACAGGCCTCGCAGTTTTCTTCACTCTGCGAAACTTCCTCAAGCAAGACAGTGCTGGTAGTTATTTCTGCTTTTGCTCCTACCTTGTTGATAAGACTATAGTAGATCGTCTTGATGCCCCACTTGTAAGCAAGCATAAGATTTTTTGCAATAACAGTAGCAGGAACTTTTGCACCTACAAAATTTGCTGGATTGTAAAAGGTATTAGTGCTAAGACTTTGATCAATATAGGCAGCAAGAACGGCAGCAGTTTTTAGATAGTTTGCACAATCTTTCTGTTCCCACATTAATTCGTATCTATTTTTCAGTCTCTTATATTCAGGAACAACTTGAACAAACGAACCTGCCTTAGATTCTTTTACGCTGATCAATTCCATTGGCATCTCGATGCCATTTGTTGAATTAAGAACAACAGAACTAGATTCAACAGGTGCTACAGCCATCAGCGTTCCATTACGAATACCATGTTTTTTCATTCTGGCTCGCAATGGTTCCCAGTCAAGACTAGGAGTAAAATCAGTAAGTTCGTTAACACCAGGATTGCGTCTTTCCCAAGGAAACACTCCTTTACCGTAGTGTGTAAAACTACTACGTTTGCAAGGGCCTCTTTCTTCTGCTAATTCAACACTAACTTCAGTAAGATAAAACGCCTGATGTTCCATCCATTTTTTAACTTCCTTCAGGCTTTCTGTGTCTCCGTATTTTAATCCTTTGCGAGCGTGCCAATAGGCTAGGTTTGTAATACCAACACCTAAAGGTTCAAAATCTTGATTGGCAAGTTGACTTTGAACACTAAGAAAGTCTTGATAATTTAATAAGTTACTAAGACTTCTTACAAGAACTCTACAGGCTTTGCGCATTTCCTGTGGTGTCTTAAATGCTCCCCAATTTATACTGCCAAGAGTGCAAAGAGCAATTCGTCCCTCAGAGTCTTCAATTCTTTGGAAAGGACGGGTGGGTAGAAGTATCTCCTGGCATAGGTTTGATTGATATATGGGATCCACTTTCGTATCAAACGGGCCTTGATTGATGACGTTGTCGATGAAGACAAGATAAATTCGACCCGTATCAGTGCGCTCCTTAAGAATTCCGTTTTTGAATATCTCATCCGCTGATATAACTTTCTTTTTCTTTGTCTTATCTTGTTCATACTTAAGATAGAGTCTTTCAAATTCAGCAGAGTCTCTATAGTATGCTTCATAGAGGTCTGGCACTTCGTGAGGATCAAAAAGAGTAATATCTTGTTTGTTTTTAAACCTATTCCAGAATAGAGCATTAACTACCACTGAATAGTCCATCTGCCTTACGCGAGTTTCTTCTGTCCCTTGATTATTTTTTAATACAATCAAATCTTCAAATTGATAATGCCAAACAGGAAACGTAACTGTGCATGATGCGTTACGAATTCCACCTTGCGAACAACTACGAAGATCGCTATACCACTTTTTCAAAAATGGTATCATGCCTGTGTGCTTGATTTCACCATTACGAATGGGGGCACCGAGTGGTCTAATGCGTCCAATTTCTAAACCAATGCCAGCACGTTTACTGGCATACTTGGCCATCATTTCGCCAGCAGCAAATATGCTATCAAGGGTATCATCACTACTGATAAGGACGCAAGAACTGAACTGTTTAGTAGTAGTGCCAAGCCCAGCAAGCACAGGGGTGGCAAGAGTGAAATGGCCATCGCTCGCGCACTCATAATAGTCCTTTACATACTTTAATCTTTTATCCTTTGATTCTGCGTGAAATGCAGTTGCCGCAGCGACGGCATACCGAACCTGTGGAGTTTCATAGATCCTCCCCGACGCACGATTTTGAACCAAATATTTTTCAGCCAGTTGAGCGATAGCAGCATAGGTATAATTTTCGTCCTTGCTATGATCAATAAACAGATCAATGATGTTCCATTCATCTTCTGTATACCAGTCCAGAAGTTCTTTGGTATACATGCCTAATTCTACATTTTTCTTAATGATACTATAGAGTTTAGGCGGATCATATTCTCCATAAACCTCTTTACGTAGCATTGAATTTTTTTGTCGGCCTGCTACATATTGATAATTGACATTGTTGATTTCAGTGTTTTCTGTTTCGTCAATTAGATTAACCATAGCTTTAAGCAGTAGCTCGTCTATAGTCTGAGTTGTAATGCCGTCATGAAGTTCTATCTGAGCTTTGATTTCGATCATGCTTGGACTTACACCATCTATGCCCTTGCAAGCGTTCGCAACTTGTCTCTGTATTTTACTAATGTCCAGGGGAACACGATCCCCATTCCTCTTGACCACTGTGATCATAGGATTTCACCTCTTTTATTTTGGATTTGATATTTACCTAGGAGGCTTTAGTTCTATAATGTTTTCTAATCTAAATGAGGCCGGAATTTTTTCTGTAGTAATTGGCCCGTTATCATTATAGTTAATGACCCAAGTATCATCCACGTAGACTAAATTATATTCTGTTTTTTTCTCTGTGTCTATCATTAATTTGAGAAATATAGCCGAATCCTGATATCGAGATGTCAGCTTTAGCGTCCAACCGATTAACAGTGCCCTAGTAAAGTCGTCGTAATGATTGTCCGCTATTATTTCCCAGGGAGTTGGCCAACCATTAGGATTATATGGATTTATTTTGGTGTTATAGGGAATAAACGGAGCAGAATGCCAAAAGTCCCATACCTGCTGTAATGGATCGTTAGCATCTTCGAGATTTCTTCTTAGATTTTTCCAAGAATCTAATCTTAGTTCAATATTTTTCTCAAACATTAAAACTTAGTTAATGTAACTTTTGGTTTAATACTTAGATATACGTTTGCTATTCCAAATCCTGGATCACCTGCTCTTGCTACTACGGTTCCGACAACATTTGTAGCTGTCTGTGTTGTAACTGTAGTAACACCTGTTCCTGTCCAAGTAAAAGATGCTACAGAACCTCCAGGGCCAATGCCAGTGACAGTAATAAAGATGTCTTGTGCGCTTGTGGCTGTTGTAGCAGTAGAACTTAACGAGCTAGGAGATCCAGGAGGTGAATCGTAATCGGCTGCTGAAATTCTAATTAAATCATTTACTTGATAATTTGTTCCACTACTACTGCTTGGAGGAATAACGATATTAGAATAAGTTCCTGTGGTCTCTAGTCCCGTAAATGCAGGGTAAGGACTATTAGTGACGTTAAATTGAGCACCAGATCCTGCAAGTTCTGGATTATAAAAATAGAACTTTATACAATTTTCTAATGCACGTTTTTCATATCTCCATTCCTCTGCACTTCCAATAAAATCGCCATCGTAGATGTAGCCATAATTGTCAGTTAGATAAACTTCAGGATCGTAACCTGGACCTACACTTATGTCTAAAACACCTCTTCTATCAATTGCAGGAGGAGATGCTTGATCACAGATAAAATACTCAACAGATACTTTTTGTGCAGAGTTTGTAAATGGGACAAAAAATGCATTACTAGAGCGGAGTGATGAAGTAGTTGCAGCCTGTGATAACTGAACTATTGGAATAGTATATTCTAATGTTCCGTGACCGTCAATTAACGGATACATAGTAGTGGTATTATTTGTATCAGTGATTTTCTGTCTTTCTCTATTAAAGAAATCATTCTGACTCAAATTTCCTTTACTTCCAAAGAATATAATAGAAGTTCCTGTAGAATTAGATATTGTGAAAGGTGGAAATCCTGTTAATGAAGGAGTATCATCATCCCCTTGAGAAAAATTTGCTACATTATAAAATCTGTTGTTCTGACTGATGATGTGCCCATAGTATAAATCATCATTGCCTACAATCTTATCAGCAAATATGCCGTGAGCATAAATTCTATTAAAGTCATTATTAGAAATAGTTACAGATCTAGGACCTAAATTTGTAGATGTATTATTACGATTAAAAGCTACACCTTGATATAGATATTCAAATGAACACTGGTTTATTTCAATGTCTGATACAGCATGATCAGATGACACACCTGCATTCATTAATTCAAAACTACAATTTTCAATTTTGATGCGCTGTGCTCTATCATAATTTGTGCCGGTATTTCTAATGTTAATGCCTACATAGCTCGATGATGTTAAATTAAGTGTTGAAGTAGTTGCACTTGTATAAAATCTTACATTGCTAACTAATGCATGACGAGCGTTGTCTAAACTTATGAATGCTTTTCCTGCAAGGCTGGTATTTTTTCTAATTAAAGATAAATTTTCCACACTAACATATTGCACAGTGTCCATTGTTCCCGGATTGTTGTCAAAACTTTGATTGGCGTTGTCCTTTGTTTCAAAGAAATGATAACCAGTATCAAAACTAGAAATAATGGTATTTTGCATACCTTCACCGAGGATTCTAGCATAAGAGGGAAGGGGTAATGCACCAGTTATTCTATATTCACCGGCAGGGAAATAAATTGTTTTTCTAGTAGAAGTGCTAAATTCCGCAGCGGCAACTGTTGATGTAGATGATGCTAATTTCTGTATGGCCTGCAAGATAGCTGCCGTAGAGTCGCTCCCGTCTCCTACTGCGCCAAAGTCTTTTACGCTAACAAAATCATCGAGTTTTTCTTGTAATAGTCTAACTACTTCTGAATCAGGTGGAGATCCTGTCCATTGATATTTGGTTAAATCACTGTCTTTTCTGAATGTATAAAGGGTGTTTAATACAGGCGCTGGATCGTTTGCGAAGAAATTAGGTAGATCATTTTCTGTTAGTATTCGTACGTTGGCATCTCTATTGCCCCCGTCTACCCGTCTAAGACCAATATAAAGGTTTTCAGTATCTGAAGCCCAGCCGAATTCACCGCTGTCTAAAACTGGAACACCTGTTTGATTTTCTAATCCACGACGAACCTGAATACGACTAATTTCTACAATTGGCATAAAAGCAATCCCCTTATAGAATATTTATCAGGTCAGATAGTGTTTAGGCCTTTGCTATCCAGCTGCCCAATATTCTTCTACTTTATCTAACCACAAATTTTGATATTTTTCAAACTCATCCGGCCACAGATCGAACTGCTGATATTGAAGATCACGCGAACACATAAACACATGTCCTTCTTTTATATCAGTGCCATAAACTATATTATGCGCCATAATATAGGCTATTAACTGCATTTTATAATCTTCAACCCACTCTTCTTTTTTGGGCTTGTTCGTTTGTTTATAATCCATAACCGAAGGACTACCTTTATACACTCCTACTAGATCTGTAGTTCCGCTGTATAATCCAGGATAGTAAAGACTCTGTTCCATAGCCCATACTTCGTTTACATTCTTTAATCCGTTTTCAATAATAATGTCCGCCATTTTATTAGCTTGAACGTGAACTGGATTGTTACCAGGCTGGCGTTGAAGTCCTGCTATAAATCTTTCTAAATTACCATGCATAGCAGTTCCAATTCCTGCTGCTTCTTGTGTAATTTGTTGCGCTTTTTCGTGTCCAATTCTATTTCGCCATTCATTTAGTGCTGTCATGTCTTTTGTAGCACTTAGAATTGTTGTGACACTGGGTAATTTTTCACCGTCTGGAGTTTGATAAACTCTTTTTCTAGTTATTGGATCAGTTATCTGTTTACAGTTTTTATATTGGAATCGCTCAACAAACGGTGGAGGAGTATAATTATTCATGCAAGTAATTATACTTGACTACTTATATTTGTCAAATCTTTGGAGAAAGCTGTTTCGCGTTGCTAGAAGCCATAGCGTCTACGCTAGGTCCCGTAGCTTTACCAGGAGCTACAGCAGCCTCTGGTTTATTAAGAATAATAGTTCCTTGATCAGTAATATCAAAAACATCACCTGTAGGATCTATCTTGTCCTTAAATGCTTTAAGTGTATCTAAATCTGTTATGCTGAAGCCTAAATCCCTAGCAATATCTTTTATAACCGCTAGGGGTAATTCTTTAGACTGTCCAGATTTTTTAGCTTGGCCCTGTCTAACAGCCAAAGCACTTCGAAGAGACCCTATGTCATATGTAGGGTCTTCGAAGAGTTCTCTTATTTTCATTTTGCTAGTCTAGCAATAATACTATGAGCTTCTGCTAATTTACGAGCTTTACGTGTTTCAACACTTTCGCGCATCTCACGACCAGATGCCTCAGGGCCGCCTGCTGCTGCATCAGCTGCTCCAAACTCATCACTTGCTGGCTCGTTCATTAAATCTGGTTCTGAAGGCTCCATACCTGGCTCAGGTGGAGTTTCCATTCCCATTGGCTCTGTAGGCATTTGTTCGCCTGCCAATGCAGCTACCGCATTACTGATAGCTTCACGTTGTTGAGTAAGAACTTCTAATGTAGCACTCAAAGCGGGGCCTACAGCCTGTTTAAATGCTTCAGCTTCGGAAGGCCCAAAGTCTGCACGGATAGCATCAGCAAGTTCAATCATACTCTTAGTTTGGTATTGCCCAACACGTTGCATCCAACTTGTGTAATCGTTTACCATATCTCCTGCGGCCGTAATGGCTTTGGCTTTGCCTTCTTCATCTTCTTGGAGCAAGTAAGCAATACTCTCATTTACAATTTTAACGTGACGACGGAAAATTTCTTGACTTTCTTTCTTGGCCTGTTGCTTCCACATAGCTGCCGCTGCTACTGCCTTAGGATCTTTAGCGCCACCTTTCTTAGCAGCCTTCTCTACTTCTTTAAATCCCTTACCTGGTTTACCAATGTCGCCACCTGCTTTGGCTTTCTTGACAACGGCTGACTTTTCTTTCTTTGTCATACCTGAACTTGGCTTTTCTTTGGCTTCCATTGTGCCACATTCTTTTAGACCATGCACTGGACAATTCTTACCTTTAGGAGTGTGATTACACTTGTCCGAAGCTTCTTTTACACCTGGTTCGTCTTGCTTGGCGCTCTGTGCCTTGCCCTTTACTAATTTACCCTTTACCTGTGTAGCATGTAATCTTGCTGCTTGATCACCTTGTTTGCCTTGGTGGAAACTAGTAAAGGGAACTTTACCTTCTGGCGGTTTGCGCTCATGTTCTGGATCGTCATAGCCTTTTCCTTTGACCACTCTGCCCTCTTTGAACTTGTCACTGGTAGCTTTAGCAATAGCCTGCTTCTTAGGAACACCGCCTGCTACCATGCGAGCAACTTGAACATCGTCAAAGTTCTTTTTACCGTCGCCGGTTTTATCATCACCGCTGCCTACGGATCCTTTGGTATGTTTAGCATACTTAGGTGCCTTGACACCTTTTTTAGCCTCTTCCAAGGCATCTAATTTATCTTTTAGTTTTTTGATGTCTTCACCTAACATTTCTTTAATCCTTGTATTGAGCAATTCTAACATTGCTTTGTCTTTTTGATATGCCTCATCTGTTAAAAGATCATTTACACCAGCAACACCTTCTTTTTGAAAAATTTTAGTTCTTAATTTGTTTCTAAAATCCTCAAGTTGTTCTCTATTATAACCTTCTAGATCAACAGAAACGTTGAACTGGCGGGAAATATTTTCTCTCAATGCATCACTAGTTAAAGTGCGATTAAAATTAGTAATTTTCATTGTATGATCCAAAAATATATCTTTTATTTATGCCGTTTTTACAAGTTTGTTAAACCCGTCTACTATCTTCTGACGACAAGATTCTTTCTTTAATTTAGCTATTCTAAATTTTTCTATTAAAATTTCGGCCCTATCATACTGTTTGTCTTTGAAAGTTCTGTTAAAATTAGCTCTATATAGCTGTTCGTCAAAGCTGTAATGCCCATATCTGCGATCTACATCTAAAATACTCTTATCTGAATAAAATCCTAGTGCTAATCTATTAGCAACTACAGCAGCGGTATGAGGCAAATTAATATTTTCTACAATTATTTCACCTGTTATATCAATGATAAAGTAGGTTCCATTATCGTGCTTTTTAATAATAAAGTTACCAATTTTTGTAGAACCGTCTGAAATCTTTCTAGCAGGAACATAGCCTTTTTTGCGTAGTTCTGTAGTAACACGCTGATTAATTTTTTGAATTTCTAGGATAATTTCCTGAGGGCTTCGATTCATTTTTGTTGAATGGGTATCTTCGCAGAGCTTTGAGGTGCGCTGGTTTTAATAGTTTTCAACAAAGTAGCCATTTGTGTAGGTAATCCGGGTTTAGTGATAGTTGCTTTTGTATAGTCTGAAATGGCTTTTTGTTGTTCTGGTGGTAGTTTATCAATAGATTGATTTTGTTGAACTGCATCAAATGCTCGAATAAAATCGTCTGTGCTTTTAACATTGATTTGATTCTGCTTCAATAAATTATCTAAAGATTTAGAACTAGGTGTAGACTGAGTAGTTTGTTGACTAGTCGCAGCAGCTGGCCTATCGCTAGGTTTGTTACTTACAGGCTGAACTGTGCCTACCTGGCCGGCAGACGACCCAGTAGATCCAATTGTCTGTTCCAGTAGTTCAAATATTTTCATATTAAAGTTTTTGAACCATTACGATAACTAGACCTAACACGCTGGCAACAACAGTTCCGGCTGTGCCAATTAAAACTTTAATTGTGCTTAGATGGCTGTCCTTAATAGCATCGGCAAGACTGCTGACCTTTTTTTCGATATTTTCGAGACGGCTTTCTAGTTCTTTATATCTAATAGCGCATAACTCAACATGCGCTTCTAAATTTTCTTTTTCAATATCTGAGGGTCCAGACACAATACTGTTCCTTTCTTTAAAAAATACGGAGCCTAAATTGTGCCTTGAATTGCCTTGATGATTGTATTTTTGTTGGCGGGATCTTTTAAATCAAAGATTGCCTTAGCAATATTTACCGTTTCTGTTAGATTTTGAATGATAGGAACCCCGTGAATATCTTCTATTAAGCAGCCTATTTCACTAAGACCATCACTGTATACACCTGCCCTATCAGGAGAAAACTTAAATGTCCAGACACTATGTTTACCTTTGAAAGCTGAACCAAACTCTAAATTTTTTAGATCTTTAACATCTACTACAGGAGCAGTTTCATAGGTAATGTTTGACCTTAGTTCCACACATTGTTTTAGGGTAGAAAAATTTCTAAACTGGTCATGTTCTTTTAATTGACTTCTGTTAGGTCTATTGACCTTGGAATCTGTAATATCGATTAAGGTTTGAATTTCTATAATAATCATATTTTATATACCTATATAATAGATATTTATAGATAAAAAAAGCGGCCGGAGCCGCTTTTTGGTGTCCTAAATTTAATATTAGGAAATTGCTGGCCAACCACTTGTAACAGTAGCTTGCCATACGTTCACGCTCTGTAGGGCACCGGTAGATGTTCCAGCAGCTTGAACTAGACCCTGTAGGTAAGAAGCCATTGTTTCGTTACCTGCTGTTCCGTCATAGTTGTCACTTGGATAGTCACCGCCTAGAGCAGCTACAGCGATAGGAACCACTGTTCCTGCTGTTTGTGGAGGCATAACCATTTCTACGCTAACACGAGCTTGAATGGCTTCTAGAGCCTGAACTACGGGGCTCTTTACACCTGCTGTTGTAGCACTTGTCTTATTGTGAACGCTTTGTGGGAATGTAATTTGGAATAGTTGTAGACTTACACCGTTCTTGAATAATGGTAAGCCATGAACTGATTCATTTTTCTTTAAAATACTTGGCATTTTAGTTTTCTCCTAAATCTATAAGCACTTAAACAAGTGCTGTATGTTTTTATTTATCCTGTTCGAATAAATTTTGTTGATATGGCTATTTTTTATCAAATTTAGAATCTCTAATTTTTCTAATTCCACGTGTAAATTTACTAGGATCAGATCCTTTAATGCTGTTTAATAACCTTCTTTCTAACTCAGAAGCCTGTTCTTCATTGAAGTTTTCTCTAATAGATTGAAGCAAATTTATAGCACCATTTATAATGTGAGTTGCTCTAGCTTCAAGAACTGCTTCTTGATCACGCTTTGCTGCTATGCTGTTTAGTTCTTCAATAAGGCTTCGTGTTGTTTTTTTCATTTCAAATTCCTTAATAATATTTATTTTACAGCAAAAGAATAAAAAATTCTATATTGCTGCACTGCACAACAAATCTAAACTAAATATGCATATACACATACATAGGAGAAAATACAAAATGTCTATATCAACTCTCATGCTCAATATCCTTGAGCGCCTAGCTGAGATGTTCCCAAATGAGTCTTATCAGACTCGTCTTGAATCATACCTTAGCAGAAAAAGCATAACCGATGCTGCAACTCTTGAAAACTACATCAAAGAGTTCGAATATAAATCCCATAAGGAAATGTAAATGATCAAATTTAAAACAATAATGCAACGAATATTTTTAGCTCTTGAAGCCAGCGGAGAACGACGTGCTAGAATGTATATGAACTACTATAAAGGTAAAGGACTATGGCAATGACTCTAATTAAAACATTATGTTCTGCATGGTATGAAGGGATGATAGCGAGCAAATTGACAAGGCAAGGTCGTTGGAGGTCTGCACGTAAATTAATGCTCAAATAATCTAGATCTTTGTCTTAGATTAAATATATACTACACACATAGGGGGATATATGTTTAATCCAGATGTTATTATTGATTCGGTTCAGTCTTATAAAAAGGCAGCAGTTAATCATCTTATAAAAGATAACGATCTTAATACTGCGGCCCATGCATATATTGATACTCAAACGGAATTTGTTAAGAAATTAACAAAGCATTCTATGAATACAATGTTTTCATTTGTAAATTATAGAAAGCAGGAGCCTTCTGCTGCTCCTTATAAAATCTAGCAGATAGACATACACACATAAAGGAGTAAAAAATGTCTGATTTTAATCTACCTAAAGCACCAGAAGTTAAGTTTAATAAGAATGGCTACGAAATTCGTACAGATATTCTACACATGGCCAAAGATCTTGTCCAAGCTGAATACACCTACAAGTTTCAAGGTTGGGAAATGAGTGCAAAGCGTGACGACAAGAATGGTCAAATTGTGACTACAGTCGGTATGCCAGAATTTCCAGGTCTTGACAAAGTTCTAGAAACTGCACAAAAGATGTATGACTTTGTCAATGCAGCAGGAAATCACAAGAAATAATTTACCTCATAGAGGATACTAAAAAGGGCTCTTTGAGCCCTTTTTTTACCACATTATTAATTTAGGTAGTAAGATTAATAAACCAAATAGAAATAATAAAACAGCCCAATATTCGCGATAGTCGAGCTCAGTTTGAAGTCTTTCTAAATCTTCTGGACCTAAGGCCTGTCTTACCTGCTTGCTAATTCCGTCTTTAGTTGAATATAAAATTAAAATTGCGTATATAATAAAAATTGCTGCGATTGTATTTAAAAACATCGTTATCCTTTTTTACTACGCCCCTGTCTCATATTGATCTGCCAGTGTGCCAACTGCTTTTTTCTTGGGCTAGCTGAGTCACTGGATCTAATCTTTTTTAGTTGTGCTATTGAAATACCTTTTTTAATGCCATGTCTACCGCTGTCGCCCTTGTCCTGTGGGTTACGACCATCAGCAAAATTTTCTTCAAACTTGTCTAATACTGCTTTTGCAGGAACAATTTTTTCAGTATCTGATGGCTTATCTATATCTTGTAATTTAAGTCCTAATCGTTTAAGATGGGGTAATAATCTATGCTCCTCATCTTCACTACCAAACGCAATAACGGTGCTAGGCCCTCCTTTACCAAATGCCTTAGGATTAGCATCATCTAAGTCGCTAATAACCATACCTAATTTATACCAATCGTATGGATCACTGACGTCTATAGAAGTTGTTCCTGCAGGAAATGGTATTGGTTGTCCAGGATCTTGTTCTACATCTTCTGTTTTCTTACGACCTTGACAATGAGCACGTTGACTAAAGCCTTTAGGATTGGCACAGTTGATGCTCTTTTTATACTTCATTGACCATTTTTCCATTAGGCCAAGGCTAGCCATATAATCTCTAAAATTATTTTCTCTATCTTGCAGGCCATTTAGACCACCATTGATAATCTTTGTAACACGAGTAGTATCTGAAAAGTCTTTGACCAAAGGTTTCACACGATCAGTCCAATACCAAACTGCTATACGTGCGGCTATATCTGGTTGTGCTGCTAGGTCTGGTTTCTTCACTAGACGATCATCTCCAAATATATCACGGCTGGCCTGTGTGTAGTTTCCTCTGCCTGTTAGTTGTATAAAACCACGACCTCTAAATTGTGCCCCATCACCCTTGAACTTGTTACCAAGTTTATTATCATATTTGTTGAAGTAGGTAGATTTACCTATTTCCTTCATCTTCTTAAAATCAAGACTTTCATGTTCCATTTGTGCTAAAAATTGTGCCAGTTCTACACCTGTAATACCATTAGCCTTAGCTACTTTTAATAAAGGTGTTGCTTTGGCAGGCAAAGGTTTTGCTGCCGCTGGTTTTGCCACTGCGGTTTTGGCCATAGGTTTCTTGGCCATTTGAACACGATGTTGCTGCTGTGCCTTTTGTAGATCTTGTGGTAGGTTACCACTGGCTACATCTTTTGGACCACCTAACATTCCTAATCCTAATAATCCTGCTGCGGCAATTCCCTTAAGACTTTCATCTGTTTCAGATTCCATAACAGGTTTACTTTTTAGATAATGAGGATATTTTTTGTTAAAAATCCTCATTATCACTCCTGCTACAGAATTAGCTTCATTTTCTTCAGGACTACCAGTTCTTCCGCTATTATCGTCAAGTTTATGTTCGGTATCTTGTTTATAATGAGTTAACTCATGTGCAATAGTTCTAAGAATATCATTAGGATGTCGACCACTTAATCCTACATAAAGTTTATTCTCGCCGTTAACATACATGCCAAAAGTTGGTTGATGAGGATGATCTAAAAATGCTTCAAAATGAAATTCTGGAAGTGACTTTAAATGAAGAACTTCAATGGCTATTGGTAAGAAATTACCAAACATTTCCTTGAATTCATTTTTTTTTGAATCATCGGAATCTTCATTTACTTCTGCATTATCGTTGGTAAAAATTTTTTTTAATTCGCTTTCAAGGTATTCGATGCTATCTGTATAGCCATTATATAATATTCCTTTACCGCCACGAGTGTTCCATGCATCAATATTTCTAGGTTTATCATCTATGAGCACATTCCACTGATCTCCCCTAACTGCATAGCTGTCTTTTTTACCTGTAAACACCATATGCTCAGGGGGTGAACTGCCGTAGTGTTTCTTTAACCAAACAGCCTTCCAATGTGACGTATTTTTAATATCGTCTCTCAATGGACTTGAGCAAATACTGTATTTTCCATTACCAAATTTCTTAGCAAGAGAGACAACTTTATCAGCATCTGGTAATTTATTGAGAGTAGCAAAAAAATCCGAACCCCTTAATTGCTGAATATAGGGATCCTCTTTGGCAGTAGGTGCAGGTGCCTGACCAAATTTTCTATGATATGCTTCGTCAAAATCTGCTAGAACGCCATCCATATCAAGATAGATTATTGGAGCTCCTTTTATTTCATTTTCTGTCATAATCTAATATTTATTTTGCCTCTGGAAACAAACAATCCTGTATGAAAACTGTGACATCTTCTTGATTAAGTCCTAGGCTAGACATTACCCTAGGGGTATGAGGATTCTTTTTTTGATTTATACAATAAAAATTTTGGAATTCTATAGTATTTTCATGGTGATTATTGTAATTTCCGATGTGTTCTAGGTAATATTTTGTAGTTTTTTTACTGATTTCTAATATGGTTTCGAGTTCTATATCATTATGCACATTGCCTGCTGCAATCATATAAGGACTGAAAATGTTCCTAGCCCATTCAGGCAATGTTCTCTCCTTAGACCATTCGTAACCTCTAACATGATTACCAAACCACTGTATCATAGGATGATTAAAGTCGCCAGCAGAACTAAAGTCATGAAAACAGCCTGTAATTTTATTTTTTCCTGCTATAACATCAAATCCATAGATAGGACCTGGATTATGTAGATGAGGGAAGATACAACAATGCATCATCCATAGACCTTTGTTTTGTCTAGCGTCAACTACATCGATATGTGCTCGTCTGTATATTTCGCTAGTCCATACACGATTTACCCATCCTGGCTGATTAAATCTTTCCATACCTGGTTCTTCAATTTCAATTCCTGTATGGTTGAAACTATCTATTAAAAGATTTTGAATATCTATCAGTGTTTCCCAGATGCGTGATTCCATTAGCCTATCCATATCTGTGGTTTTTCTGCTGGAGCTCCGCCGCCGGCTATTACTAATAATTCTCCACTGGTTCCGCCAATTTCTAATCGAATAGGATTATTGTCAAATTCCTGTAGATTAAGCGTATAAAAACTTTCAAAGTTTGTTGTGTTTAATTCTAATTCAAGAGAGCTAAACTGTTGAAGACTCTGGCTGGCGCCACCGCTAACATCGCTAAAAATTGCTAATTGGGCAGGATCTAAAACATATAACAGTAAATTATGAAAGTCAGTAGCAGCTACTTCAAGACTTACATCCTCATTAGTGTAACCAAATACTCTATAGTATACATCTAATGCTGCAATCTCACTAGACAGAGTTGCAACATTTGTTTTTACTGTGTTATGTGTAGCACTATCATCTAATAAAAGGATTGGTGATTCTATGCTGTTTAGAATTACCTGTTTGATATCAACAGCAGCAATTTCAGTTTCTACTATCCTTGCTTCTTCATATAAGTTAGGAACCCCTGTGTCCATTCCGATTGGTAGAACACCAATCATTTCAATACCTAACATCTTAACCCCCTAATGCTATTGACATATAAAATTGTTTGTCAGAGTATTGTTTGTTTACAAGGTGCGTTGAGTTTACCGGACTTAGATTTAAACTCAATCTTCCTGTTAAAGTATCTCCTGCTTTATTTACAGGAGTATAACCTAATGCAGACGTAATGTTTGTAGACGAAAGTATTGCTCCAAATGTAATCCTTCCTTGTGCGTCTACGGTTACTATATTATAAGAACCTGGAGTCACCCCAGTTGGTTGCAAATTCAAAGTGACTTGGGTGCCAGAAACTGTGCCTTGAACCTGTCCTTGACCAAATTGTAAATTGTTTCCAGCTGTTACTCTACCTTTACTGTCTACTGTTACCAAAGTATAAGAACCGGCTGCAACTCCTGTAGCAGTTAATGTAGTAGCTATAGAATAAATTCCTGCCCCTGTTACATCACCAGTTAATGTTGTTGTCTGTGTATTCAAAAATGTAACAGCATCATTTACTTTAATGTCAGTATAAGATTTATTAGCAGCACTAGAGTTTACTGTAGGGGTGCCTACAAAAACCGTGCCTGTGTTTGAAACGATAAAGTTCCCAATCTCAAACCCAGTTCTTAGTTTTGTCGTAAAAGTCATTCTATGCTCACTAAAAATCTATAAAATTTTATTCTTACATCTTCGGTTACTGTAACGGTTAATCGTAGATTATGCCTAATTATAGTTGAAGAATAATTAGTTAAAAAATTGGCTGCATCACTTGTGCAGCGCACATTGGTGATAAATCCGGTAACAGAATTGTGTGTTAGAAAAAATTCAGTGAACTCCGTTTTACCGTCTCTATTTTTTGCAACAACAAGGTAAGTCCCTCCTGGAAATTCAGCTGCGTCAAATTCGTCCAAAACATACTGCCCAGGAGTTAATAGCCTTAGGTCGGATTCATAATTAAATAAGGGAGTCATAAGAATATTTATCGAGGAAAATATGTTAAGCAGAGTTCAAGATTTACCCAGATTTAAGGCCGATTGTGAAAGATTCTATCTTGGTGTTTGCTGCGTTAGCGGTGAACTCAGAGAAGAAGGAGAGCGTCTTTTTGAAAATCTCAAAGAGGCTGTCCATAACTTTGATGAATGTGTAGCAATGGGTTTTAGAGGACCTGCTAAAGTTGGGCATATGGACCATGTTAGAGCTCAAGAACATTTAGCAAAATGTAAAGAAGTTATGGAACAATGGATGTTGCTCAATGCACCAAATGTTCATATAGATGAAAGCAAATACTACAAATAAAAAAGCCCCATATGGGGCTTTTTTTATGACTGCTGCTCAGCCCATCTAAATGTAATATCGCAGCTCGTGCTTGCAATATTAGGATTAGATTTAATTACAAATGTGTAAACGTCTGGACCGTCAGGGAAAGTTCTATCTCCTCCTAGAACGCTGTTGTTAAGTTCTCTTAGAGTTTTAAGGTCAAATGTTGTAACCTGTAAAGAACCTGCTGTAGCATTAGAAGGTGTAGGTGTAGAACTTGCAAACACAACATCACCACCAACTAGGTCAGTTGCAGAAGCGTCATATTGTGCAAGACTACCACTACCAGCAGGTTGCCAACGTTGTCCAACTAGTGTGCAATTGCTTCGAATTTCAACAGTAGTTGCAGCGTTATTAATAATATCCACTGCGATCGGTAATAATTGCATACGATTTTGTAGATCGCGTCCTCCAAACGGACCAGCTTGTGAGTTTTCAACACCTGGTGCAAGTCGTATATTTGCAAGAGCAACAAGACGCCCAATGTTAAGTGCTGGGTTTGTAGAGGTTTGACTTTCAACCTGTTTACCTGCTAAGAATAATTTCTTATTTTGAACACCAATAATCTGATATAGGCCGTTGTTGTTTCCAGAGCCGCCGACACCGGAAATAACAAGAACAGCACCAATCTGGACAGGTCCAATTCTGTTGTTTTCAGCTGCACCATAACCTACAGCAGTAAAATCAGCAGTGCCCGAGATAGTCAAGCTGTTATCAATTGGATCAAATACTGTGCTACCCGAAGCACCGCCAGATATAACAATTTGACCAATAGTCTTCTGAACGTTATTAAAGGCAAATGTATAACCACGGTCTTCGTCAAAACGTCCGTCCATAATTGCCGAAGTTCCCCAATGAGCTAATATTGGTGCTGCGCCTCCTGTTGCACCCTGTGTTCCGTTTGTAACTTGATAGCGCAATGGTAAGTTACCAGAACGGAAATAGGCTTCGTCTATAACGTTACTATGAACAATCTTGTGAGCGTAGAAAATTTCACCTTTCTTGTTCTTAAAACCGTAACGGACATTACCAGCACCATACCAGTGCCAATCCATATAGATCATGTTCATTTTGTTAGCTTGGTAGTTAAACCCGCTAGGACCAGTTCCGTCACATTTATCTAAGTTCCAAGCCTGTTGAGGAATCTTGTAGTCAATTGTTCTACTAACTACAACGTTTCCTAATTCCGTGCTACCTCTATAAGCAGGTGTTATAACACATTGACTATCGCTTACAACTCTAACTACCTGGTAGCTCTTACCTCTAATCACAATATACTTTGGATCATTAGCATCAATGGTGCCAACACCAGAGTTTGGATCTGTAAAACTAGTGCCTGTGCCATTAACAACTTGACTGCCTAACGTTACAGCTACAGTTCCAGCTAGTTGTTTTGTAGAATTTCTTCTAACAAAATATGTCACTTGACCGTCATATTCAATAAAGACGCCGTTTTGACTGTCAAAGTGCCCTGCACGAAGTCTATGTCCACTTGTCGCGCCGCTTGGAGTATTAAGTCTTAATCCAAAGCTAGTTTGAAAACCTTTACCAGATTGATAACGGAAATATCTACGAGTCTGTCTAATGACTTCTTCATGCGCATTAGTGGTATTTGGCCCCATTTCGCAGCCGCCGTCAAAAGGTCTATGAATTACGTAGCCTCTAGCCTGAATGAACACAGCACAATTGAATTGACCTGCACCAATTGTTCCTGATGCTGTATAGGTTAATGTATCATTCCCTGTTGCTGTAGCAGTATAGAGCCCGCTTGCTAGGAAGTTTGGAGCATTTATAATTCTAACATCTACGTTTTGACCGCTGCTAAAACCATGCCATGCTGGAGCAGGAGTAGTTATAGTCACAGTAGAATTTGTTCCATTTCCTGAAACTGTTGCAGGAACTACAATTGGAACATAGATCTGATATTGGAAAATATTACCGTTTACTGTAGTAGTGATAGTGTTATAAGTAAAACTATCAACAGTAGGGGTGCTAGTAATAAAGAACGTGCCGTTAGCAGGTGCATTGTTACTATTCTGCACCACAATAACCTGACCAGTTAAAAGGCCGTGTGGAACATTTGTTGTAACTGTTACTTGGTTAGCACCGTTACCAATAACTGAGCTGACGCCAGGTAGTTCTGTAGAATTGTAGCATCCAAAACTTTGAACTTGTGCTACTGCCGACAACGTAGGAGTGTAACCACTTGGTGTTTCATTGGCCACTACGTTTCTGTTGTCAAAAGTAATCTTTGTAGCTGTAATGCTTGTAATTAGGTATCTAGCGTTATTTCCAGAACGGCTTCCAGAAACTGTAACAATCTGTCCAACTCTGTAACCATCTGTAATAAAGCTACCACCTACTCTGTTCGCACTATTATCTACGGCCGCAAAGCTAAATGTTTGACCCGAACCGTAGGAGTTTGATGCCCCACCAATACCTGGGTTTGGTAGCGCAGTAGTAGCCGAACCGTTATTAAAGTTAGCCGCAGCATAGGTTGTAATCGTAAAGCTAACGTTTGTAATACTTTGAACGAAGAAGTGCCCGTTTAACAATGTATTTGGCTCAGGTGCTCCTTGAATAAAAACTATGTCACCAATGTTTAAACCGTGTCCTGAACGACAATGCACAGTTGCAACTTTAGAACTTGCACCACACTGAATACTATAAATGTCAAGAACGTTAAATCCTCTTTCATCTCTAGGAGCGAAAGACTGCCATTCGATAGTGTTTGTTTTAGCGCCGACACCTTTTGGAAATACACTAGGATAATTACAAACTCTAGCTAGAGTTTCCCAACGACTTGGCTGTGTCCCATATTCAAAGTCAGTGTCAATCATTGACTGAGGCGTGCTAACACGTATTTTATCCACAGGATCAATAAATCTATCTTCAAAACTAATTTGTTCTTCTTCAGTTTCGCCAGAATCAATAAAAATCTGTAGCTTATCTGCATTATTGTGACCGGCTGCTTGAGTGTCAAAATCTAATACTAGTTCTGTGTGCGCTCTATTAGGTTCTGTGCTAGTAAAAGTTCCAGTTGTAGTTGTTCCAGAACTGGCCAATTTATCAATATAAACTTTATTGCTAGCTACGTCTATAGTTTGAACTGTAGCGCTTCCACCTGGAAGAGCTGCTGAAGTAAGAACCCATCCTGAACTTACTTTAATAACAGTATTAGGAGTATTAACAACTACTACGTTACTAGCATTTGTTAAGGTAATTGAGATACCTGAATAAGAAACTGCTGCCTGTGATGCAGTCCCTCCTAATGTTGGATCAGCGAAACTATAGATAATTTCATTTCTTGTCACGTTAGTTATTAACAAGAATTGTGTAAGATCTACGTCTTTTGGAACTGTTACTGTCTTAGTTGCTGCGTTGAAAGTATATTCCGGTAATAAAATTTTTGCCATCTCTAATTATCCTTTATCCTAATGCAATTGAAAATGCTAGGGCTTGTTTATTTACATATCTTCTGTTGGTAACGTGAAAATCAGTAGTCGGTGCTGTAGATTGAGTAATTATCTTATTAGCCGATACAGTAATATCGCCTGCTAAGATAACAGTGCCGGTTGTTGCCCCACCTACTCCGGAACCAGGAGTTAAAACAATGTCACCACCTACGAAGCTAGATCCATTGGCTACTCCACCAGTAATTTGAACACTACCACCTATGCCTGCGGTGCCTGCACCTGCTGTAACAATGACTCCTCCACCTACAACACCTGCACTGGCCTTTAGTTCAATTAATGAGCCGTTAGCAGAACTAGTGTTTGATACCTTACTGCTGTAGATATGGATAGCGCCGCCTGCCGGACTGGCAGGTAGATCTACTTGACTACCAATTACAACAGATCCGTAGGCTGTTCCGGTTGATACATTTCTATGGAAAATGCTGGTCTTAGCGAACGAACTTAGTGTTATGTTGCCCTTGAGTCCACCTGTTCCAGAATCACCTGATGTAATTGTAATACTACCGCCGTCACGTAGAGATCCAGCACCATTGCTTGCAGCTAAAATAACGTTTCCACCATTTCCATCTGTAAGCAGACCACCAGCTACAGTTACATCACCGCCTGCTCCTGAAGAACTACCACCAGTTCCACCTCGTATAATAATATCTTCACCGTCAGCCCCAGAATTAACATCTCTACCTTGTAAAAGGTCAACCGCAAACTTAGTAGAGTCCATTCTTGCCTTAAGAACATTATTAATTGTAAAATTAATAACGTTAGAACCTAACGCTACACTGTCATTGGTGCCGTTGATTAGATTGGTAGCTGTTGTAAATGTTAAAACACCTGTTGATGTGCTGTAGGTTACATTTGGTCCGGTAACGCTAATGGCATTCCTAGCTCTGGCATTGGTAAAATATAGAATACCGCCGCTTTCAGCAACGTTGTTTGTAGTTAATACAACTACTCCTACCTGACCGTTTACACTATCAACGGCCTGTGTATAGCTTATTACACCAGTTGCGGTATTATAAACTAATGATCCAGTAACACTAATTAAATCTCTAACATTACTGCTTGTAAGATATCCTACATCATTAGCAAAAGTGCTGACATTTGTTGGCTGTGTATATGAAAATATACCAGTGTTTACATCATACGATAAATTTCCGGCTGCACTTACAGCAAGGCGTGCTCTAGAATTTTGAAAGTATCTATTTGTGCTACCTTCTGGCAAGAAATCTGTATTAGCAGGTCCGCTGCCAAGAGCTGCCACTGTCTGAGCTACAAACTGAGTAGTTGCAATTTTGCCGCTGCTATCACCTACTGTAGGTGAAGTCCCAATTGTAGGTGTTCCTGAAAATGCAGGACTATGCAAGGGAGCAAGAGCATTACCTCCTGCAGTCACCCCATCATGAACAACTACTGTCTTTTTTGTAGTATCAACAGTTACTTCAGCTAGCTGACCAATAAATGAAGAATGTTGGACTGTGGTGCCTTTTCTTAATTGTAATACAGATCTAGTCATTTAATTTCCTTAGTCAGCAGCAATTGAATGTAGTGTCAACCTATCATGCCCTATACCTACAGCTCTTCCCCATGGACTACCTTGAACTCCTCTTGTTGGATAACTAGCAGATCTATCTTCGCTGTCACTGCCAGTAAGCATAAATTGTCCAGAATTCAGCCACCATAGACAGATGTCGTTAGGAGCACCATTGCCCATACCATGAGCACTTAAAACTTTAGCTCCTGGAGGTAATTTAACTGGCTGATAAAGTTCGCGACCACCTGTTTCAGGGTTTTGTTCAATAGGATCAAAACTGAGTCCAGTCCAACCAAGTCCGTTCGCTCCATACGTGTTACGTCCCTGAGCCCAGGCACGACCATCTTCGCAGACAATTACAACGCTTAAATAAACGTTGTTTACAGGAGTGTTTGTATTACCTTCAAACATAGTATTTGTTACGGTTAATACTCGCTCTACTTCTTCTATAAGTGCCCAACCGCCAGATTGTCCGCCGCTGTTAAAGTAATACGTATGTGAAGCAT